CGGCGGCCAACAAGACCGGGAAAAGCATATCTATAATCTTCTGCATGTTCACTTAGATGCCCTCACCACATCATCGCCTTTAGTGACGGTGACATGATCGCCCTCAACGTCCACTCGCATCGGCATTTCTTTCCGATCCAGCCGGTCAAGCTTGGTGATGAGTTCGTTGATGACCTTAAATTCTGGCTTCTCTTCCTTCTCGACCGTACCTGCAATCCCATTCAGCATCGAGATCAAGGCGGTCAACGACGCACCGAGCAAGCCCATCACCGCTGCGATTTTATCGCCGTCCAAGAAGAGACTCGACACAACGCCGATCACGACGATTGCTGTGATGTACTTCAAACCGTCCTTGCCAATAGCTTTGCCAGCAATAGTCTTTGCCGACGCCTTGGCCTCAAGCCGATTCAACTCGGCCTGCATCTGGACTTTGAAAAACTCGATGTCGTTTGGTTCGGTCATTTATTTCCCTTTTTGGCGGTAGGCCCGCGTTTTTTGAGAAATACCTTTGGGCTGCGCGACGAACTGCTTGCCTTGGGCTTTGCCTTTTCGCTTGGCAGCGGTGGTTCGGGCGTATTCAGCAGGGCTGAGAGCTTTAATCGCAGCTTCTGGTAGATACCTTTCACCCGTATCAGAAGATCGTTTACCACTCTTCGTCCTCCACTTCTGGGCAGTCCATGCCTTTAACGACTGCTGCGGAGCCTTCATGACTTGTACCCGCCGCCTTTTTCCTTGTACCGCTTAGCCAGTAACTGCGCTTTTCTCGCGCTCCACTGCCCTGCTGCAGTACCCTGAACCGCACTATTTTTAATACTGTTGAACAAAGCTTTACGCATTCCGGGCTTGGTGTAATTACCGGCTTCATTGACTTTGCTCTCGCCGCCTTCCTTGAAAGTACGGATAGGCTTACCCGTCCCGATCACAGGCTTGCTATCCCCACGGCGCTTGGCCCTAGGGACTTTGTTTTTAGCAATCGCGCCCATGCCTCGGGAGGGGAGCATTAGACGTACTTCCCTCGGGTCTTGCCACGAAGAGCGATACCGTCAGCGCGACGTGAAGCGGATGAGCGAACTGAGCCGCCCTTCTTGTATCCCCCCGCCATATCCGCCGCCAACTTATCGTCGAGCATCTTCTCGACCTTCTCCCGCATACGCTTGGGCGACTTTTCACGTGCCGCTGCTGCAGCTTCTCGTGCGCGGTAACGCTCAGAGAACGAAGGAATGCCCTTCTGGGCAGCACTGCGACCAGCCGACTCAGAAGCCTTGTCAGCAGCCTTACGGAACTGTCCCACCGTTCTACGGTACGGAGCACCTAAAGTAGCACCCAGCTTCGCCGCACCTGACGCCATGACAATGTTGTCAGCATAGTCACGAGCCTTACCAGCTCGCTCTTCAGCGGACATACCTGTCTGCTCAGCCTGACTGCGGTAGCCTGAAGCACGGTCGCTCGGCAGCTCACCGCTACGGGAAGCCCGAGAAATCGCTGCGCTGGCCCGCTTAGCCGTCACCTGCTCGCCAATCCGGCGATTGCTGGCTTCGGTCTCTTCTGCCGACGCACGGCGACCACCACGAGTAGAAGGCCCTCGCGAAGAAGGCATCGAGGTGTCGCTCATCACACGACGGCTCGTGGGCGACATGAACTCGTCCGGAGTTAACTGACGCGCAGGCGTTTCTGCCGACCGGCCGCGCAACTGCTCCAGCAACTTTAAATTGCCTTCCATCGTCTTAGGACGATTCTTGTAAGCCTCCGGATCAAGTCGGCGGATTTCCGCACCAACTTTGCCGTACCGCTCTTCGTCAGTCATTCTTTTTGAAGCCATGATTACACCATTTTGCCTCGGGTTTTACCGCGAACAGCGCAGCCATCAGCACGCTTGGAAGCGGACGAACGAGCCATACCGCCCTTACGCATACGGGGGCCGCTAACACGCTCCTCGCCAACTTCCTCGATGTACTCCGGATATTTGACCGGATCGGGGATTACTGGGGTGCGGATTTCATCGCGGAAGTGTTGCTCATGGGGTTTAGGCATCGGCTGCATGGAGCCTGAACCTTTACTCTTTCTACCCGGTACATTACCGCCACCGGCCATTTTCTTAATATGCCCGCCAGCAGCTCGTCCACCCGGCTTTTTAGGAGCGGGTTTCGGGACAGCAGGACCTTCAGCGCCATAACCAAACTGCCGCCACTCCGGAATCACCGAAGAATCGGGCAGCATGGAACGCGGGATTAGATCATCCGACGATCCGGTTTTCGGAGCCGGAGCTTTAGCCTTAGCCACAGTAGCCACCGCGCATCATCTTGACCATCTTGCCTTTGGTCTTGCCCTTGCTGGCAACGCCGTCAGCACCCTTGCGATAGACAGAGCCGCCGCCCGAATAAGCCATGCCGCCACCGGCCATCTTCTTGACCATCGCACGACCCATCGTGTCAGCGGAACGCTTCTTCATGGCGCGACCGGCCTTATCAGCCATCTCGCTCATCTCGTGCTTGATCATCGACTTCGGAGCGCCTTTCTTCTTCATGAAGGACACTTCCTTTTTCATCATTGCCTTGGACTCTTTCATTTGGATTTACCTTTGAATTTGCGGCCCTTGTCGGCCTTCATGAACTCTTTCCCGACTTTCGACGGGATGCCCAGACGCTTAGCCGCTTTGGGATCGTTAGCGACCAAGGCCATCAAACGATGTTGCTTACCGGATTTACTTGGCATTTTTAGCTATCAGTTGATCAATCTTCTGGTCCATTTTCTCCAGTCGATCAATCAACTGCCTCATGTCCTCTCGTACTTCCGCCCGTGTGATGTGGTCACGGGCCACCTCTTCACGAGTCCTATTTAGCAGAATGCCGAGCCTTTGTAGCTCGGCAAACTTTTCTTTAACCACAAAACCCAATACCGCCACGATCCCAGTCAGGACCATATTCCAGATGAGCATTTCCATGACTTAACACTTCCATGCCCGTAAGGATTTATTAATCCGACTATTGGGGTCGTTTGCCGTCTTGGCGCTAGTAAGCTTCTTTTTCATTCCAGACATTCTCGCGCAGAACGACTTCTTGCGAGGCCCGCCTTCAGGCTGTGGAGCCTTTAGACCCGGCTTGCCGGGATTGGCACGGTTATAGGAAGCACGGCCTTTGGCGTTTAAACCGCCGGATGGGGACTTCCCTTCTTTCCGCTGCCAAGCGGGGGTTTTAGCCATAAATCACCATCGTCGAAATCACGGCTGATGGGACGATGTAAATGTTGTTCTGAAAAAGCAAGCCCTCACCCGGCATCAGGATGTAATCCGGAGCAGTCGAACTTGCCTTGGTGTTAACAACAATTTTGGTAGCGCCGCTTGCGCCACCGTCGATAAACGTAACGGTACCGGCACCCGAATCAGGGACGATGTAGATCGCCTTTACACGGGCACGGCCAATAACGAGGCTATTCTGGTCCAGCATCTGACCTGCATCAGTGCGGACCTTGCTAGCAAGGACATCTGTTTGCATACCCATCTGAGTCTCCTGTAATGAGTGAAGGGGGCTAACGCCCCCCTACGAAATCTTACAGAGTCAGACTGGTGTACAGCGGGATGTACTTAGTGACGCCACCGATTTGGACCGGGATGTAACCAAGCTGGGTCGCACCGACCGTACCGGAGACTGCGCTGCCCGTAGTCAGAATCGTGCTGCCGATCACAAGAGTGTTGGACTGAAAGCCGTTCTGTGAAACAACCGGGCCGGAAAACGTAGTAGTAGCCATTTCAATTCCTCACATGCGAGTTGTGTTTACCAGTCTGCATGTCGTCAGTCGGGTCCTGTCTGGTAAACAAAATTTTTCCCGATAACGACTGTATAGCATCAAAAAAGAGGGGCTACAAGCATTGCTACTTGTAACCCCCCAATTACTAGCCCTCTAGGGAGAAAGCTATCAGGACGCGCCCGGCGAACCGAACATGCCCAGCGGGTCCGACCAGCCGAAGCTATAACGCTCGCGGCTCTTGTACCGGACGTTGCCGGTGTCGAAATCGCCGTCCATGCTGTTTTGCAGCGGGGTACGAACGAAGTGCTTCATGCCGTTCGGAACGTCGGTCGTCAAGAACCAAGCATTCGTGTCGGTCAAGAAGTGGTTCACGGTGTAACCGCCCGGAATCGAACCCATCGCCTTGAGAGCGTTGATGTCGTTGTCAGCGGTCGCAACACGAAGTTCCGTGTCGAGGAGACGCTTGGCAGTAAACATCAAAGCCGGGGGCACGATGAGCTTGTTGGGCTTCGCCGCGATCAAGAGACCACGCTCGTCGGTCCAACCAGCGATCTGAATGACAGCCGCCTCAAGCGAAGTTTCGTTGAGGTCAGAAGCCGTCAAACGGTTGCTGTTGACACCGCCCGAGACAAGCGGGTGATTGGCCGAGAACAACGGCTGTCCGTCACCGCCCGTGTAGGACGAGGAGAAGCCATTATTCAGGACCGAAGCCGCCTTGACTTGCTTCGTGTACGCCATCGCTCGGGCGAGCGCCTTGGTATATCGCTTGGACAGCGAATCGTACAGGTTGTCTTCAACCGCCTCTTCCGTGATGGAGAAGCCGAGAGCAATCGTCTCGTGGTTGTAGCGAGCAGTCCACGCTTCCTGTGCGTTGTCATACGCAATCGCGGCACCTTCGTTCTTCACGGGGGCGGCGCTGAAACCAGAAAGCTTGGTCTCCTCTTCAAAGGAACGCTCGGAGGTCTCGGTATCGTAGATCTCCTTGTGCTCCTCACCATAGGACTTGTACTCAAGACCGAACAGGGCGTTCAAACCCGGAAGGAGTTCCTTGAGTAATTGTGCACGTGAAATAGCCATGTTTCAGAACTCCTATTACAGGCCGACCGGGTTGTTGTAAGCGTGGCCACCCGTAATCACGCCAGAGTCAACGTACGGAGCGTTGAACTTGACGATAACTTCAGGGTAGTACACGGTGCCGCTTACATCGAACGCGGTGTCCGGAACAACATCAATGATACGCACCGGCAACGAAGCGGTCGTGTTAGCCGAACCAACGAGAACAGCCTGCTGGGAATCGCCAGTCGTCGTGTTCAACGTGTTCGCAACAAGCGGAACGTTCAAGCCGATATCTGAGTACGTGAAGCCCGTCGAGGTTGAAACCACGAGCGAAGCCGTCACACCCACTACTTGGAACAGGGTATCCGGGTCTTCGACCACGTACGCAGTGATATACGTACCGGACTTGACCGAGGTGCCCGAAATCCAAGACTGCGAGTAGGTCGGTTGACCCGTCACAGAAGAAACGAACGTGCAGCCCAAGAACACACCAGCAAAGCCGGTGGCCGGAGCCGTACTCGTTTCAGTCGTCACAGCAACGGTGCCGTCCGAAGCGAACTTCAGCGGGTCGCCATAACCGATGCTTGACGCACCGGAGGCAATACGACGCTGACGGGTCGCACCGGCAAACACCTGCCCGCCGATCAGATTGATCGGCTTCAAGCCATACGGCTTGCTAACGGTAGGATAAGCCATTTGTCACTCCAAAAAAGAAAGTTTATTTGCCCTTGCCAAACGAGACCGTCGTTCGCTTCTCATTAAAGAGCGGCATACGCTCGTCGTTCAGCCTCATAAAGTTGTTGTCTACAGACTGGATCTGAGCCTTTGCTTGCATCGCGTAATAGTCATCACGCTGCTTCATTAGTTCAGCCGGAGCCTTACAGAGCAACAACCCACCGATCTCAATATTCCCTTTAAATCGGGAGTTGGGATCACCTTGCATCATCAACTTGGGCTGGTCTTCGGCCTTCACAGGCTCCCAACCTTCCCGAAACTTTGCAGAAGTATTTGATGGGTCAGCAGTGCCCATAATACTTGTGCGTATCCACCGGAACACCCAACCTTCTTGCGGCTCCGGTTCGGGGAGCGTTTGGGGCGGGGTCCATTGTTGTTTGCGCTTAGTGCCTTCTCGGTTTTCGAGTTCACGAGCGATTCTATTTTCAGCCATTGTCATCTCCCAGTCTGATCAGTTCACGTGCGTACTGTTCGTTACTCAGTCCCAATTTTTTGGCGATTGCGACTTGAGACGGTGACAGGCGGACCTGTCGCGGCGCAGTTCCCCGCGTAGCTGGTGCTACAACAGTAGCTGGTTTATTGCGAGCGGGCTTTTGGACCTGCTTCGTTTGAGGTTTCTCTTCCTCCTCAGCGTCATCAAACGCCTCGGGGTATCGTCGCCTCATAGTCTCATCTATCTTGCGGTAATACTCGTCGGAACGAGGATCAACGCCCGATTTGACCAGTTTTTCGTGCAGGCCCAGCGCGAGAGCGGTCATCTCATCGTCGGCACCAAACCACCCGTTCTTTCTTCGCCATGCCTCCGCTTTTGGGTCAGAGACTGGCTCAGATTGTGGCTGATACGCCGGAACCTGTTGATTCTCTTCTACACTCTCTTCTTGAATTTGTAAAGTCGGTTTGACCCGGGCGATGCTCTGAATCTTCAGTTTGGCATCCGTCAGAGCTTCTTGAGCTTCTGTAATCCTCGTCGAATCGCCAGTATCGTAAGCTTGTCGCAGCCGCTCTTTAGCAGCACTTAACTCGTTATTAGCGGCCTTCTCAGCTTCTTGGACAATCGTGCGTTCGTTATTGCCGATACGCTGCTTGAGCTGTTTGTTCTCCTGTTCCCGAAGCTGAGCAAACCGTAAGGCTTCTTCACGCTCCCGCTGCGCCCGCTCCTTTTCACGGCGCTCGTCGTGCCAGACCTTTTTCATCTGGCGGAGACGCTCTCTTACCTTTTCGGAATACTCGTTCAGGTCGTCGTTTTCCAAATCTTCGACGATGTCTTTGGGCATCGGGGCCTTACCCCGGTCTTCCTTTGGAGTATCGTCTTCGATTTGAATGTCTAGCTCGTCGCTAACTTCTTGATTTGCTTGGGCTTTTTCTGCCTCCAGCTCATCAGGAAATTTAAATGTTTCTCGCTCTACAGCCATGTGGGATTACCTCAAGCTCTGCGGATTCCACGGGGGTCTTCGACCACCGCTTCCACCGTGTCGTCGTTGATGATGCGGAACTCACGTCCGTGGATAACCACCCGGGTTCCGGAGTAGGGGCGCACCAACACGAAGTCCCCTTCCTTACACCACGGGCCAGTCGGGAACCGGTCCTGATCCTTGTAGCAGAGGTCTCCCATCTTGATGACGAATAGGACGACCGTGGTCAGCTCTTCGGTACGGACAGTGTTCTCGGCTTTGATGATTCCCCCTTCAAACTCCTCATCTACGTGCGGGATGGCGCACAAGATTCGATAGCCTTTGGGGTCCGGCAGTAGTTTGGCTTTTGCCGCCTCTTCCTGCGTTTTAGTAATGTCGATGCTACTCATTCTTCCTCTATACGTTTTGCAAGGTCTTTAATGTGGTTTATAGCGAGGTCGAGACCCTGTAACGCCCCGCATAACCTTTTGTATTCACCTTCATCAAGTTTTCCCTGAATCAGGTTCTCAACAATCAACGTGCGCTCGTCCTTGAGTTTTGAGTCAAGGTACTCCAGAGCGTTTGAATAACTCATCTGCCACCTTTAGGTTGAACACTCTTGACGCGCTCAATGAGCGACTTCTCTTTGCTCTTAGCGATATCCACACCGACTCGTAACCCCTCCATCTCCTGCTGAGCAGAGCGAGCCGCTTTGTCTTTCTCGATGTCCACCCCGAGTCGTGCCGCCTCAAGCTGCTGCCGCCCAGAGATCTCCGCCTCGCGAAGCCGGTTGGCA